CAAGTTTTCTTGCATTATAACCATGTAAATGGACAGTTTGCAGATTCCAATTTATATGATAAAAGACCTCTATTAGGATTACCACCTTTTACTAAAAAATAGTATAAATCAACAAATTTGGTGGTATAATAAAAACTTATGCCAATAACCAAAGTTAAATTTCCACGTCCCGGTATCAACAAACAAGACACCGTTTATGGAGCAGAAGGCGGTTGGACTGACTGCGATAATATGCGCTTCCGTTATGGAATTCCTGAAAAGATCGGCGGATGGCAAAACGTTGCACCACCATTACATCTTATTGGTGTTGCTAGAGATATTCATAATTACACAGATTTAGCTGGAGATTCACTATGTGCTATTGGTACAGATAGAAAATTATATATTTATTACGATAACAACTATTACGATATTACACCTCTATCTACAACCATAGCTGCAGTATTTTCATTTACATCCGGAACGACGATCGTGGATGTTACAGCAACTTCTAACGGAGCGGTGATGGGTGACTTTGTTACATTCTCAGGTGTAACAGGAGTAAGTGTTGGATCAGCTGGAATTACAAATACAACCATGTCTCAAGAATTTGAGATTCAAGAAATTAAAACAGCTAATACGTTTACAATAGATGTAGCAGAACTTGGAACACCTACTTTAAATGATACAGCATCAGCAACATCTGCAGCATTTCAAATAAATGTAGGAGCTGATACTTCACAATTAGGTATTGGTTGGGGAGCTGCATCATGGGGATTTTCTACTTGGGGAACAGCAAGACCAACAGGAGTTATAACTCAAAGACCAAGAATATGGGTATTAGATAACTGGGGAGAAGATTTAATTGCAACTATTTATGGTGGAAAAACTTATTACTTTCAAACAAGCGCCTTTATAATACCAAGAAATACAAGAGCTACATTACTTGCTAATGCTCCAACACAATCTAATTATATGATTGTATCTTCTCGTGATAGGCATTTAATATTTTTAGGAACAGAAACTACACCAGGTTCAACTTCAACTTATGATCCGATGGCAGTTCTTTTTGGTTCACAAGAATCTATTACAGACTTTATACCTACAGCAACCAATACGGCAGGTTTTCAAAGATTATCATCAGGTAATAAAGTTGTAACAGCTGTTAGAACTAGAGGTGACTTAATATTACTTACAAATGTATCTGCACATTCTATGCAGTTTGTAGGACCTCCTTATACATTTTCATTTAAACAAGTAGGTACAAACTGCGGAGCAATATCACCCCACTGCGCTGTAGAAGCGGAAAACGTGGTTTATTGGATGTCAAATGGTGGATTCTTTCTATTTGACGGAGTTGTGAAACAGATTCCATGTACGGTACAAGATTATGTTTACAGCGATATAGATGATGAAGAACAAGGAACGACTTATGCTGGAGTTAATCTTCAATTTGCAGAAGTAAGTTGGTTCTATGCTTCTCAAAATTCAAATTATATTAATAGAATAGTTACATATAATTATAGAGAAAATGTTTGGACGATTGGAACTTTAGCTAGAACTGTTTGGGCTTCAAGAGATATATTTGCTTATCCTTTAGCTGCTGATTATGATGTTAATTCAACTGCATTAGCAGAACCTACAGTTATTGGTGTAACACCAGGAAGAGCTACATTATATAACCAAGAATACGGTAATCAAGCTGATGGTGAATTTTTACCTGCTTATATACAAACAGCTGAATTTGCAATTGGTGATAGTAATGATTCTATGTTTATTAGACGTTACATTCCTGATTTTAAAAATCAACAAGGTGGAGTTCAAATGGAATTTTTAGTAAGACAATATCCAGGTTCAACTCAACAAGTAGCATCAAGCACTGTAGTTTATTCTACAACAACTAAAGTGGACATGCGAGCAAGAGGTAGACAAGTGGCTATTAAAATGTCAACCGTGGATAGCGGAACGACGGCAGCAACTACATTTAGATTTGGTACTCTACGTATAGATGCACAACCAGATGGATTGAGATAATGGCAAAACTAGATCAACCCAGATTAGCAAACGCTACACCACAATATAATCCGGCTCAATTAGACCAAATTATTAGAACATTAGAACAGATGGTATTACAATTAAACAATACCTTTACACAGGATGTTCAAGATGTTAATGAAGCACAAGCTTGGTATTATATAAAATTATAAAGAAAAATGTCTAACGTATATAAAAATGCAATTTATGCTCCAACAACAACGGCTAATACAACCGTTTATACTTGTAATGCTACAGCAAGAGCTATTATTCAAAACATACAATTAACTAATTTATCAGGTAATCACGTTGTTGGTGCTCATCTTTATAGTTATTCTAATTCAACAACACTATCAATTTCAAATACAACATTAGGTTCAGGAGATACTTGCAATTTATGTAAAGGTCCTATAATATTACAAGAAAGAGATGCATTATTAATATCTGCAGCTTCAACTGTAGTTGTTGGTGTTGTATCAATATTAGAGGTGAACAGAGGAACGTTAACAAATTAAATGGAAGAAATAAGAGTTGTTTGTGAGTCAGAAGTCACAATCGTAAATTTAAAGACCGGATACATCTATAAGGATGAAGCAGAAGCGCAAGCTGATACAACTGTTGATCCTGCAGATATAAGACGTGATGTTAAAATTATAGTTCCACCGATTCCCTTGTTTAGTAAAACATAATGAACCCACACGAGAAGAGATTTAATCACTATAAAAATCTAAACATTGATTTTAAAAATGTATTAGATATTGGCGCTTACGAAGGTCAATGGTCTAGATTATTTACAAGCATTTATCCAGATGCAAATGTATTAATGATTGAAGCTAATACAGAAAAAGAAAAAACATTAAAAGAAATAGGTAATTATAAAATAGCTTTATTAGGTGAAAAAGATAATGAAGAAGTTGACTATTATAAATGTTTAAATGGTGTACCAACAGGAAATGGTATCTATCCTGAAAATACTGAATATCAATTTCAACCAGAAAAAAGAAAAGCAATAACATTAACGACTTTATTAGGTTCAGAAAAGGGATTTGATTTAATTAAAATGGATGTCCAAGGATCTGAACTTAATATTATTAAAGGTGCATTACCTATAATAAAAAATACAAAGTATCTATTATTAGAATTACAAACTTATCCATACAATAAAGGTGCACCTCAAATAGAAGAAGTTGTATCTTATTTACATGGTCTTAATTTTGGATTTGTTGATCTATTTGATCTTATGTATTCAAATAATCACTTGATTCAAGTGGATGGATTGTTTATAAACAAAAATATAAAATGACTCCAAAAGGTGGAACAGAGATATTAAAAGAACAATTAATTGCTCAATTAGAACCAGGTTCTATTGATGGCGTTAATTTAATTGGTTCTATTTGTCATCCACAATTAATTCAAAAAGATAAAACAAACGTTGTTTGGCAACATTTAAGTTATGATCAACCCAATGTTCAATACATGCGTGATCGCAAATTCGTAGATTCTGTAGATTACTTTGTTTACGTTAGTCATTGGCAATATAACAAGTTTAGAGAACATTTCCAAATACCTGAATACAAATCATTTATTATTAAAAATGCTACTCCATCATTTGAAGTAAAACCTAAAGCAGATGTAGCTTCACCAATCTTTCCACAAAATAAAGTTAAACTTTTATATACATCTACTCCATGGAGAGGATTAGCGATTCTTATTAAAGCTATTGATATCTTAAATAAAACTAGAGATGATTTTGAATTAGATATTTATTCATCAACTAGAATATATGGATCTCAATTTGAAGAATCTGAAAAAGGTAAATTTGATGCTTTATTTGATAAATGTAAAGGAACAGATAATGTTAACTTTAGAGGATATGGTCTTAACTCTCAAATAAGAGATGCTTTAGAAGATACTCATATTTATGTTTATCCATCAATCTTTGAAGAAACTTCATGTCTTGCTGTTATAGAAGCGATGAGCGCGGGCTGTCATGTAGTGACAACGAATTACGGAGCGTTGCCAGAAACATGTGGTGAATTTGCTACAATGATTGAATTTGACTCAAGTGTTCAAAATTTAGTTGAAAGATATGCACAAACATTAAATTCGGTTATAGACAACTATAAGAATAATCTATATAAAGACGACTTAGAAATGCAAACTAAATACTATAACAAATATTATTCTTGGAACACAAGAATACAAGAATGGAAAAACTTTTTAAATTATGTCAGACAAGAAAAAGCAAATTAAATTATTTATAGCAACACCAGCGTTTGGCCATCAAGTTACAACTAACTATATGAATAGTGTAATGAGATTTGTATCTGCAGGGCATCCTAAATTACAAGTATCTACAGCAATTCATTTACAATCAGGAATGGCACTTGTTACACAAGCTAGAAATAATTGTGTAGCATCATTTTTAAAATCAGACTGCACACATTTCTTATTTATAGATGCTGATATTGGATTTGAACCAGAAGCAATATTTAGATTATTAGAAAAAGATGAAGATGTAGTTCTTACACCTTATGCTGTAAAAGGATTTGGTGCTAATTATGCATTACAGTTTATTGTACATTTTCCAGACAGAGAAAATGTTAAAATAGGTAAAGATGGATTTGTAGAAATAACAGCAGGACCTACAGGATTTATGTTAATTAAGCGCGAAGCGTTTGAGAAATTAAAAAAAGCATATCCAGATAAGAAAACAGTTAATAAACAATTAGTAGGTAATAAAGTAGAAATTATGGATGAAGATTGGTATACCTTCTTTGAAACAGGAGTAGATCCTAAAAATGGTTATTTAGGTGAAGATATTTGTTTCTGTAAATTATGGACAGATATTGGCGGTAAAATATACGCTGATGCATTATCAGAATTAACTCACTTTGGCGGACATGCATTTAAAGGTTCTTTAAGTATGATGTTCAAACCAAAACCTGTTGACCTTACTATAAAATCGTAGTAAATTACCTCTTTTTGCTTACCTTCAAGACTAGCAATCTTGCTCTATTTAATATAATATTAGCTAAATTATTATGCAAAATTCAATGTATTACACAACTAGCGGATTAACATCATTACCAGCATATCAAGGTGGTGGTTATTTAGATCAATATGGAAGACAGCAATATGGTCTTGGTAAACTAGTTAGCAAAATTACAAAACCTATTTCTCGTGTTTTAGACAAAATTATCCCTAATGAAATTAAACCTATTTTACCTTTTGCAGCAGCTGCAATGCCTTGGCTAGCAGGAGCTGGTTATCTTGGAACAGGATTAACTGGCTTAAGTAGACTTCAATCATTAGCATTAGGAGCAGGTTCAAATCTTTTTTCTCAGCTTTCACAAGAAGGAGTAGATAAAAGAGGTATTAATCCATTATCTTTAGGTTTGTCTGCTTTATCAGGAGCTTTAGCTGTTCCTGGAACAGGAGGAGCTGATCAAATAGTTGGAAATATAGGAGCTGGAACTTCAGAAAATGTGGCCCAAGCTATAAGAGCAGGTGATCTTCCAACAACTATTTCTCAAGTACCTGGAAATTATAATTCAGTTCTTGAAACAATACCTAAAGCAACTTCTGATTTATCTTATTTGCAAAAGGCACAAAATTCAGTTGGTAATTTATTCGATGCTATAAGTAAAACTACAGCACCAGTAGAAGGACAAGATATATTAAGTATACAAACTGCTAAACAATTAACACCACCACTTATAGGAGCAGCTACAGAATCATCTATGAGAGTAGCACAAGATGCTTTAGATAAATATAATACAGAACAAAATGCTTTAGGTCAAATGGGAGTGGCTGATCAATCTAAAAGAAGAGATGCTGTTATTCATGCAATGCAATTAGCAGGTTTTGATCAAACAGGTATTGATTCAGCTTTAGGAAGATTAGGATTGGCAGAAGGTGGAATTGGATATCAATATGGAGGTGGAGCAATTGGTTATAAACAAGGTGGTTTAATGGATTTAAAAGGACATGAAATGGATTTTAGAGACGGTGGA